AGAAAAGGAAAAGATAAACATCCCTCTTTCATATTTACCGTTTCTTTACTTACATCATTGATTAGTGGATTGAAAACTGATCTTACTTTACCATCTTCCATCTGTGGATGTCCACCCATTATAAACATACGATATGGCAAACCAACTTGATTAGCAGATAGACCAAGACCACCATACTTAACCATACTGTCATACATTACTTTTGATAGATCAACTCTATCTTTAAAGTTAAACTCTTTTAAAGTATCATCAATAAAAGGTGCAACTTGCATTAATAGTCTAGGATCACTAGGTGGTATTAAAGGTAGTAACCTTTTCTCTGGTGCCTTTGGTTTATCTTTAGGTCTTAATTGATCTAAACTACCATAGTCTAGTTTAACTGTTTCTTTTTCGCCTTTGATTATAGGTATTTTTTTATCTTGTATCTTCTCAAAGTTTTTAGCGATTTCTTCTATTTTTTCTGGTGTTAGTTTTTCTGCCATTATGCCATCCTTGTAAAGTTTTTATATTTCTCAAATTTTAATATACTAGGGAACTTATCAATTAAAGTATCACCCTTGTGTGAAATAACAAAAACATTCTCTTTTGCTAGTTTGTTTGTTAATATTCTCATAAACTCATCTGTACCTGAAGCGTCTAATGAACTATCAAATATTTCATCTAGTATTAATAGATTCGTATTCATAGAGTTTTTCATTTTAGCAATCTCTCGCCAAGTGAATAGTATTGACAAGTCTATTCTTAATTTCTCACCCTCACTAAAAGAATGATAGTTAAATACATCACGGTGCCTAGATTTAATTGTTTCTTTAAATCCATCATCAAGTGTAAAATTAACAAAGAAATCCATGTCTGCTAAATTTTTATTAATGAGTTGATTCATTATCGGTAGATACTGTTTAATAATTTTTGTCTTAATACCTGTGTCTTGCATAAGATATCTTGCAGTATCTAGGTAATTCTTTTCTTCTTTATATTTAACTTTTACTGTATCTGCTTCAGTTAATTGTTCTTGTAGTTGTGTAAGTTGACCGGTTGCAACGCCTGTTGTGAACTTATCATCTGATAACTCATCAATCTCATTCTGTTTAATGGTCATGTATTTCTTAATTTCTGATATAGATGTTTCATATCTATTAATCAATAATTCTTTTTCTCTTATGGCAACCATTGTTTCGTTGATCTTTGTTAATCGAGTTTCAGTAGTGTTAATCTCTTTTACTAACTGACCCATGGCACTATCAATCTCAACAACTTTGTTTTTCTTCTTATCAATCATTGTAGATTTAAATGCCTCATCAATAGTTTGTTGACAAGTAGGACAATCGTTATGAGTTTCAAAGAACTTTAAATCTTTCTTATGTTTGCTACAAGTATTCTCTAACTTAGCCTCCATATTATGAAGTTGTTTATACTTGTTATTTATTTTAGTTTCATCTATTATTTCATTCTGTAAGGCAGTCTTCTCAGCAGATACTCTATCTATATCTAATTGATAGTTATCTATATCTGTCTGTGCCTTTTGTATTTCTAGTTGTTTCTTATCAATGAATTGTTGATTGTTACCACTTAAATCTTCTATATGTTTCTTTTGAGAATCTACTTTACTTTCTATTAATTGATAATTAAAATCTGATTGTTTAATTAATTCATCTTGATTTTTTACTTTGTCTTTTAAAATAAAATTCATTTTAGAAAATATCTCTATATCTAATATTTCTTCTACGACCTGTCTTCTATATTCTGGTCTTAATTGCATGAAAGGTACAAACGAAGCATTACCTAGTATAACGACCTGTGTGAATGATCTAAAGTTTAATTTTAATATTGTTGATTCTAAATGTTTCTGATAATCTCTAACGGCAGCGTCTTGATTTAACATTATGCCATTACACCATATCTCAAATTTGTTAGGTTTAATACCTCGTATAACTTTGTATTCATTCTTGCCTATAACAAACTCTACTTCTACAACACAATCTTTTTCATTAATACTATTGACCATCTGATCTTTTTTAATATTTCTAAATGCTCTTTGAAATAGACCAAAACATAATGCGTCTAGCATAGTTGACTTACCAGCACCGTTCTCACCTACAACTAATGTCTTGGCTGATCTATCTAGTTGTATTTCTATAAACTGTTGACCTGTCGATAGAAAGTTTTTATATCTTACTTTTTTAAATACTATCATCTTGTGCCTCTAAAAATGTTTCTTTAATCATACTTTTTAACTTGTCTTTATCTAAATCGACTGGTAGTTGATCTACATAATTATTAACAAGTGTCATTGTATCTTCCGTGCCTTCAACAACATCATCACTTACAAGATTGGCATTGAGATCGGAGTAATCTTCTAATATCTTTATTTCATGTACAGTTATTCTATTATATAATCTATCAACTAATCTATCAAACATTTCATTATTTTTTTTATTAACCACAATAAGTTTTACAAATTTATTATGTAAATGATCTATATTAAAATCATCATAATTTGTTTCGGTATCATTGTACATTAACTTTTCAAATATAGTATTTGGATTAGGTATAAATTCTATATCTCTTGTTTCAGTATCAAATATATGAAAACCTTTTGTTTGCCCATAATCTGACCATGTCATTTCATATTGAGCACCTAGATAGAATATTTGACCATCATCACTTTTAGAATGAAAGTGGCCACTAAATGTCTTCTCAAATCTTTTTACAATACTCTTATCATAACCATGAGTTTGTGTTATGTTCTCGTGCATATAGAAACCATTTAAATCTAAATGTGCCATACACACATCAGCATTTGCTGTGTTTAGCATATCGAATGATTGTTTTTCATTTTCAGGATTAATCCACGGTAACATTAATACATTAAGACCATCAAAGTTTACAACTTTAGGTTCTTCGTATATCCATGGTTCATTGACACCATCAGGTGCAGTACATAACTGTTGTAAAGAGTTTACACTATTTGTATTTTTAAAATAGATATCGTGATTACCGATTAACATATGAGTATCTATCTTCATATCCCATAGTTTGTTTAGAAACTTCTTTCTAAAGTTATCAGCAACTTTAAAATTGATATATTTTCTTCTATCAACAACATCACCTAAATGAATAAGTGTCTTGATGTTATGTTTTTCTAAATAGGGAAAAAATGTTTCCTCATAAAACTTATGCAGGAAGTCATCAAAGATCATACTATCGTTTCTCACACCAAAGTGAGTATCATTCAACAACGCTATTTTCATTACTTATTTTTTCTTCTTCTTTATTTTTTTAGGTTCTGCTGGTACACTTTCTTTTACATTCTTTTGTAAGAACTCTAACATCTGATTCTTGTATTGAGCGTCATCACCAGTTAAAGAATCTAACATCATTTCTGTGCCTGAACTAGCAATTAGTTTGGCCTTAACATCTTGCTGTTTCTTTTCTTTTTGTATTCTTCTAATAAACGCATAGTATATAATTTGTGTAAAATATGCAAATGGATTATTAGATTTTTCTGGGTTGAAGTTTCTCATGTACTGTAAACAGTTTTCTATACCGTCTGATATCATGTCGTCACGATAAGTATAGTTTATAAAATTAGGTCTGTAAGAAAGGTGATTAGCAATCTTCAAAAAACATTCACCTATATAGTTAGTTACCATTGGTGGTTTTCGTTTCTTGTCTTCTGCCTTTTGGACTTTTTCTCGGTGTTCAATCATGGCAACTAGAAACTTTTTATTATCTACATAATGAGGTTTCAGTTTTGCCTTACTTTGTTTTATTTCACTCATAATTTTCTTTCTTGATTAATATATTCATTATATCATTTTTGTAGCTAAATGTAAAGCAGGTTGTATTAATTAATTTTATTTTCTGAAACGCTTGACACTTTCTGAATCTATGATATACTGCGTATGTAGACGCTTGGGGAACCAGCTATATAGAGTACCTAGTGTATAGTTTTCTTACCGAATAAATCAATTAAATCTTCTTCTGACCATTGCGGTTCTCTCTGGTCGATTTTTTGCATTTGATCCATCTGATCTGCCAATGCATATATCTTATCCATCTCCTCGGCAGACAGTACAGGTTTGGCGTTCTCTTTTGCCTTTAGTACCTTGTTTAGTATAACTTCATAATAATGCGATATGTGATTGTCCGCTTGGGTGATTACTAGTATCTTATCTCGTGGAATAACAAAAGTCTTATCATCTGTAAAAGATATCCAAGGTTTCAAAGTAGTGTCTTCTTTAGAACCTACTTCGGTATGCCTTTGTATCGTACTTAATTCTAATGCGTTTGTGATTCGTAGGAAATCTTTATCAACAACAATACTACCCATGATAGTAGTACCATCAGTTAATTTTACCATACGATAATCTGTGTTATTATCCATTCTAATCCTTTAGGTTAATATTATGTATCTCGTAATCGAACTCTTCCTCGTTGTATATATTTATTCTTTCTTGGAAGTGCTTCAGCGTATAATTTTCTTTAGTCTTATAAATTAAATCATCTGCTATATCATATAGAGTAGCATTGACTTTATTGTCGCCTAATCTTAATCCTCTACCAATAGATTGTAAATTTCTTATTCTACTTTTAGAAGGACTGGCAAATATTATATTGTGTAAATTCTTAATGTTAATACCAGTAGAAAAAGTACCATAACTTGCCACAATAATAGCGTCACTTTCGTTCTCTACAATTGCTCTAGCCTTTTCTCTTTCTTCTGTTTCAACTCCGCCATATATATAAAAAACCTTTCGTTTTTCTTCGGCCTTTTCTTGAATAATTTTATGTAAATTCTTACCGTGTTTCTCTACTAACTGAAATAATATTAAAGTATTACCTTTAAGTTTAAGTGCTAAATTACGAATGAAATTATTTCTTGATGTGCTGCCAACTAGATAGTCTATCTCGTCTTGATATTTACCTTTGCTTATTATTTTACAATTAGCGTCACTATGTTTAAGTATCAAGCATCTGACTGCCAGATTACTTAACTGTTTTTTATCCATAAGTTTTTTAGTTGTAGTGACTTTGTTTACAGCGCCAAACAAACCTTCTAATACTAACTTATGTGTATGAGCACCGTCTAGTGTACCTGTAAGACCGATACGATATTTACAATCAAGTAGTTTAGTCATAATTTCTGTAA